TCGTTCAACAAAACGTTTAACCCTGGATAAAACTGGCTGCAGATGGGGTGGTGTAATTCTCATGCTCCACGCCTCCCCATCAGTGAACGGTATCGAGCAGCTTTAACAGCTCAGGGAAATCGGGATTCGAAGAAATGCGGCTGCGTCTCGCGCGGATTTGCAGGACTGGTGATGTTCTTGCCGAACATGCAGCCCTTTCGCCGTCAGCGACCAGAATTTTTTTGATGTTGTTAATCGCGGTACGGCTGTATCGTTCGCGTTGTTCAACGATCCCCAGCTTCGCCATCTGGTGATATGCCTGATTAGCCGTCAGGCGGATACCATACTGCTTTCAGCAGTGCACTCAGCGACAGCGTAGGGCGGCTTGAACCATCTGGCGCATCAGCAGGTGCATCAATGGCATAGATCGGCATAAGTTCAGGAAGACCTGCTACCTTTGATAATTTCTGGTATGCACCAAGTTTCGAGGAGTTTGACAGATTTAGAGTCTTTGCTGCTGATTCAAGCAGAATGACCCCGGATTTAATTTTGTCGGATGTGGTTTCTTCTGGTGATGAATTATGAAGCGCATCAAAAGTACGTATCACTTTTAAGCTGAATGCCGGGCTGATCCACATTGCATATGCATAGACCAGCTCTTTACAGACATACGTCCCACCATTGCGCCCCTGAATGGTGATGACAGGAATACTACGGGAATCTCCCGTAGTTTCTTCTTCCAGTAATTCCACAAGAGCCTTCGTTTCAGGACGACGCATAAACTCGTGAACTTCCAGCGAACGGGAGGAGCGATTCTCACCAGCGGCAAGAAGAGCAGCTTTCTGAAGGTCGTTAAGACAGTAGTTAGATTCAAAGTACTGGCGCACAGAAACGCCATCAATTACAAGCAACTGATTCATTGGTTTCTCCACAAATTTCGGGACTGCACTCCCTTTTCGTTGATGCAAGATGAACTTACTGCGATTTTTAATAGTTATCAAGGATACACTGTTCATAAATACAGTATCTTTAACGAGGTAATACCCAAATTTAGGGTGTTGCTCAATTCCGTTACCGAGTTGCTAATTTGCAACTCGCTTTTTCGTACTTACTGATAGTGATCTCGACCTTACCTTCCGGGATAACCGGTCCCCACTCCACCAGCATTCTTTTCACCTGTCTGTCGTCTTCCCACACCCCCGCGTGGGTCAGGGCGTCAAACAGCGCCTTGTTATAGTTGTCCAGATCGCGGATCCGGTTATCCGGAGGAAACAACACGATCTCCACTGAAGCAGGTGCCGACGTTGGTTTCGGCAGACGACGTAACTGCTCAACTATTGCTGCGCACGCCGCGCTCTGGAATTTTCGCCCCGCCGCGCTTATCAGGCTCTTACCAGCAAACGCCCCTTTGTTGGGGTGTCGCCAGTACGTGTTCACGCTGGGCGGGAAAGGCAGTATTAGCTTCATACTTTCAGGCCCCTCTCATGTAACCAGTGGGTTGCACGCAGCCTGGCGTTTTCCTCACCGGCAAGCAGTGAGCGGATAATCCCGACCGCCTCGCTGTCGTCGTCCTTCACCGCGGTATGAAGCGTTATCCCCCGGGCCACACCACGCTTTATCGTGATGACGCCTTTTTTCTCCAGTGCGCGAAGATGCTCCACCGCTGCATTCACTGAACGGTATCCCAGCATGGTTGCCACCTCCTGATTGGTTGGCGGGAAGCCACGTTCTTTCTGGTAAGAAATCAGCATATCCAGCACCTGCTGCTGGCATTGAGTTAACGTCGTCATTAAGCCCCCACGTAATTGCCTGACAGATACCACTCTTCACCCGATGCAGCGCGCTTGCTGCTTTTCCGTAAGCACCGCTCACGACGCGCCAGAAAATTGTTTCGTTCTGGCTTGGAGTGGCTTTCACGGAATGCCGCCATCCACACGGTTGCAGCACGACGAAATAAGCCCCTGGACTCCAGTTCTTCCGCCTGGCGGGTCAGGCACAAAATCACCCGTGGATCGTTAGTGCCGACATAGAAATTGCGCACAGGTCTGGTTTCACGAACTGGTTGTGGTTCCGGCTCCTGCGCTCTCTCAGTCAGGCGTGGGAAATGTCTGCGTGTATCTCCTTCACAACGGTGAGCCACACGCCCACTCTGACGTAACTTGCTTGCTGACTGCAGAACGCGCTGTCGTGAGTAACCAGCAAAAGCATCCGCAATGTCTCCTGAAGTACACCCCGGATGGGCTTCAATGAATTTCTGAACTTCATTCAAAAGACTCATAATCACCCCCTGAATCCTGCCGGGATCTGGCTGTAGTCCACGTTGTCGTAACTGGCTTTGAAGTACGGGTCCTCGCGTCTGGCTGCAGATACCGCAGGAACTTCCCAGGATTCTTCGAAATGACGATCCGGACCAAAGAACGTGACAGCCTGTTTCACAAATTGTGTGCCGCTGTTACCCATCGCAGATACCCAGCCCGCGTAGCGTTTCACACCTTCCAGCATGGTTTCGGGGTTTACCCCCTCATTCAAACGGGCTTTCCAGGCTTTGAAGGCTGCAGATTTTGAATTGCCACCAGCACGTTTGGGATAGGCCAGCCATGCCTGCTCAAACTCCGGAGAGTATTCCGGTCGGTTTGAACGAACTCGCACAGACTCATCAGCAGATGCACCAACAGCTATTGGTTCATTGACTGGTTCTTTGACTGGTTCAAAAGAGTGACTGGTTCTGGGTGAATCTCCTGCACTACCCCCTGGTGCAACTCCTGCACTACCTGGTGAATTTGCTGCACCAGATAGTGAATTATTTGCACTACCCCCTAGTGAATCTCCTGCACCATCAAGATGAAGGAGATAGATATTACTTGAGTTACCTTTTTCACCTTTCCGGGTGACTTTTTTTACCAGCCCAGACTCACAAAGGGCCGCAATATGATTCATCACAGAACGTTTGCTAATCTCGCACTGGTCAGCAATATGCTGGTAGCTGGGCCAGCACTCCCCCTGATCGCTGGCATTATCAGCCAGCTTGATCAGAACCAGTTTTCGCAATGGATTACCCACTCGAATTTTCATCGCTTTAACCATCAGCTCCATACTCATGCTGCACCTCCGAGATGCTTCATGTTTTTTCCGGAGCGAAAGGCTATAAGCGGCATACTGACGCGGTAATTACGGCCCAGCGGTTCACAAATCACCTTCTGACATTCACGGTCAACCAGGCTAACACGTAGAACATGCCCTGCTGGCGTGGTGTACCACTGACCGGGGAGAGGACAACGGAAAGTCTGATTGGTAAATCGTTTGAAAATATTCCGGATCATTTACGCCCCCTTACCTCTGAAGAGTTCAGCGACGAATGAATAAGACGGGCAAGAAATGCCGCATCGTTAATTCGGTCATACAGACTTACAGCCAGCGGTGATTCAGCTTTTTCCAGCATGGGATAAAGCTGCTGCAACCAGACCTGATGAATTGATGAAATGTAGGAATAGAGTACGCTGGCGTTATGTGCAACGTCGCTCGGTACAGCGGGCTTTGAAAGCTGTTTCTCCATCTGGTTAAAGGCATTGATGTATGCCTCCTTGAACTGGGCTGCACGTTTGCCAGTGAAGCCCATTGCCAAGAACGCGAAGCCGTCGCGGGTGATGTGGTAGCAAGGAAGTTTGCGAGTACCGCCGTTGGGCTGGTGTACCAAAATTGATGTCTCCGCAAAATTGCGGGCACAAAACTCTGGAGAACAATCCAAAATGCGGATCTTTTTCAGAACATCGTCATGACGTTTAGAGAAGAAGTCAGCAACAGCCAAAGAAGATGTAACAGCCTGACCATCAACGATGGCAATTTCAGGTTGAGAGAGGGTTGGGAGAGTAGTCATGGTGACAGCCCCGGTAGTCAGTTTTTCAGAAAACTCACCACATGGGACGCCAATCACAGAGGTGGTGAGACGTACAGGGTTGGCGTTACCGGAGACTACCGAACCCGGCCCGACCGAAGTCGGCCCTGTACGCCCCACCATAATTTGGGCGTAGCAATGCTCATGACACGAAAAAACCGCATGAGCGCGGTTATGCTCAGTAATCAATTTCAGGACGCCAATCCCGGCACCCGTTTTATAAGGTGCCTGAACAGTGTAACGTCCCGGAATGGCAGAATCAATGTGCTGGTGGTCCTTCACACTCAACAAAATCACGCCTGAATTTCCACAAAGGACTAAAGCACTCATGCGGGTAGTCTTTGCGAAGATAGATAACGCGCTGTGTATCTGGTTCCCAACGAATAACATGGACATAAAGCCCTCTTCCGTCACGAAACCAGCGGTTAAGTTCCTGCACAACTCGCCCCCCACAGTCAGGTAAAGTTCTCTGTGGTTACTTACAGCCAGGTGATTTGGTAATCTGCATTCATGCCGTAACAACAGGTGTTCAGCGACACTGACCACCAGCTGTTGCGACAAACGGTTATTTGCCGTTAAACTGTTCATGCGTTAGTTTCTCCACAACCAGAAGCAATCGACGCCATGACGCCCGGAGCTGCACACTCGCGGGCGTTACTCTTTTCCGGCGCACAAAAAACACGAAATAACAGTGTTAAATGCTCCTGCCACTTCGCCATTACTTGGTAGCTGTTCTCTTCGATTTGCTCACGCTCAGCTTGGTCAATAACTCCATCAGCAGTTGCCTTGCGTAAGTACTGAGAATGCTTACCAATCCATTCTATTGACTCCATCAGCCGCTGATTAATGTCACCATTGTCAATGTCATCAATGACCACCAGCGGCACAAACACCCCATTACTACGACGGGCTATTGCATCTGTTACATGCCTGGTACCACTGGCATCCTGTAAAACCATGGCCCACTCAAGTGGAAAAATTTGATCCCCACCGCTACGCAGTCTGTTATGCAATTGATCTTTTGCTGGGGTGATATCATCAGATTTATACAAACCAAGAATTTCTGCTGCTTCCTCATAGCCATGAGGTAAATCAGCAATCGTTCTTCGTATTGCTGCCACCAGCCATGCTGGTTGTTTATCAACTTTCCATTCAGGTTCTTTACCCACGGTTAATTCCTCATTTCTGTGGTGTTTTTATGCCGCAGCACTGTTAGTCTTTTGATATAAATACACGTCAACTTTCAGTTTCCCGTTAGTAATTTTTTCTAACTGGTACGCTCGGCCTTCAGGAATAATCTCAGGCCACTCTGAAACAGACGGATGCTTAATACCCAGGGCTTCGGCGGTTTTACAAACTCCGCCGAAATAATTAATCACGTCGGATTTCCGCATTTCTGTCTCCCGTTAAATTACGTTAAACAGCAATGTAGGATATCCAACATACAAATGTCAAGAATCCTACATGAGCATGTGGTAGGATTGCCTACATGATGAACATGAGTGATCGTATTCGCCAAAGGCGAAAAGAACTGAACCTGACACAACAAGCACTGGCTGATTTGACTGGTGTGAACCGTGTCACGGTTACTGGATGGGAAAAGGACGACTACCAACCAAATGGAGCCAACCTTCAAGCCCTAGCCAACGCACTTAAATGCGATCCTCTGTGGCTTGTTAGCGGAAAAGGCTCGCCTGAACCAAAGATAAATCTAAAACCTGAAATATTCGCAGTTAAAAAAGTCCCCCTCATCTCGTGGGTTCAGGCGGGTTCATGGACAATGACGGAGCCTGGTGTCAGGAAAGAAGATGCTGAAGAGTGGGTTTATACTACCGCCCTTGTATCAGAAATGGCATTTGCACTACGGGTCCGTGGTGATTCAATGACCAATCCCCTCGGCTCACCATCGATACCAGAAGGTTCTATCGTTATCGTAGAGCCAGATATTATTGATACAGAGTGTATTAACGGAAAAATCGTTGTTGCCCATATCAATGGTGGGCAAGAAGCGACACTCAAAAAATTTGTTGAGGACTGGCCGAACAGGTATCTCGTCCCACTAAATCCTAACTATAAAACTATTGAATGCGGTGAGAACTGCAGAATAGTTGGTCTTGTCAAACAAGTAATAATGGATTTTTGACACATCTTCCTCACTATCGCAAAACCGGGGTATCCCCGGTTTTTTTATGAGCCTATCTTTTTATGTAGGATAACCAACATAAACTCTTGACACTCGCATGTTGGATATCCTACATTTGTTTTTAGAGTTGTGGTGAATGCGCAGGCTGATGCGCGAAAGACATTGCAGCTATTGCGGAAAAGAGCTGTTCGGCGGGGCAATTAAATGCCCGTGAGAGTCTGAAATAACCGCAAGCCGGAGATCAGCACCGGTCACCACAACAGCCACTGCTTTGGCGGTACCAGTTTGTACACTTGCTTCCGGCTGGTACCGCTCTTTTTACAAAACAGAGAAGAGCATCACCGGACGACGGGCTCATAACCCAATCCATCCGGGCGGCTGCCACCGCAAGTGTTCTTCTCTGTTTTGTGGAGAAACCAACCGACCTTGCAGGGTCGATATGATGAGGAGCAGCAAAATGGCTAGCGAACGCAGTACTGATGTGCAGGCATTTATCGGGGAGCTGGACGGCGGCGTATTTGAAACCAAAATCGGCGCAGTTCTCAGTGAAGTCGCTTCCGGTGTGATGAACACGAAAACCAAAGGGAAGGTCTCACTCAACCTGGAAATCGAACCATTTGATGAGAACCGTGTGAAAATCAAACACAAACTCTCATATGTTCGCCCGACTAACCGCGGGAAAATTTCCGAAGAAGACACCACCGAAACGCCGATGTATGTCAATCGCGGTGGTCGCCTGACTATTCTGCAGGAAGACCAGGGACAATTACTGACTCTTGCCGGTGAACCTGACGGAAAACTACGCGCAGCAGGTCATTAATATCGTTCTTAATTAACTGATTATTTATCTCATCACTGAATATCTTTATATAGTGAGGACTTATTATGTCTCAGAACTTAGACGCAACCGCAATTAATCAAATCCATGCCCTTATTTCTGCTCAGGGTGTTAATGAAATTATCAGTAAGATTGGTGCCGATGCTGTGGCATTGCCTGAGAATTTCCGCATTCATGATCTGGAAAAATTTAATTTAAATCGTTTCCGTTTCCGTGGTGCGCTTTCCACTGCCAGCATCGATGACTTTACCCGTTATTCTAAAGATCTTGCAGATGAAGGCACCCGCTGCTTTATCGATGCTGATAATATGCGTGCCGTCAGTGTGCTTAACCTGGGTACTATTGATGAACCAGGTCACGCAGATAACACCGCCACTCTCAAACTGAAAAAGACAGCACCGTTCTCTGCTCTGTTGTCTGTTAATGGCGAGCGTAACTCCCAGAAATCACTGGCAGAATGGATTGAAGACTGGGCCGACTACCTTGTGGGCTTTGATACTAATGGTGACACCATTCAGGCAACAAAAGCGGCTGCGGCGGTCCGTAAAATCACGATTGAAGCGAACCAGACCGCTGATTTTGAAGATAATGACTTCAGCGGCAAACGCTCTCTGATGGAGTCTGTCGAAGCGAAAACCAAAGACATTATGCCAGTGGCATTTGAATTTAAATGCGTTCCGTTTGAAGGCCTGAAAGAACGTCCGTTTAAATTACGCCTCAGCATTATCACTGGCGATCGTCCTGTACTGGTTCTGCGCATTATTCAGCTGGAAGCGGTGCAGGAAGAAATGGCTAACGAATTTCGTGATCTGCTTGTTGAGAAATTCAAAGACAGCAAAGTAGAAACCTTCATTGGTACTTTCAGCGCCTGATTTCATTACTGCAAATGCCCCTGCGGGGGCATTTATGGAAACATAATCGACTCAATAATCGCCGGATGGTGAGGGCTTCCTTTTACCAGAATTCAGCGTGGTGCAGCACATATAACGTGGAGAACAATATGCCATTTATTAAAACTTTTTCTGGGAAGCATTTTTATTATGACAAGATAAATAAAGACGACATCGTGATTAACGATATCGCGGTTTCCCTTTCAAATATCTGTCGCTTTGCAGGACATCTTTCACACTTCTACAGCGTCGCCCAACATGCGGTGCTTTGCAGCCAACTGGTACCGCAGGAATTTGCTTTTGAAGCGTTAATGCATGATGCAACAGAAGCGTATTGTCAGGACATCCCCGCGCCACTGAAACGCCTTCTTCCTGACTATAAACGGATGGAAGAAAAAATAGACGCCGTAATCCGTGAGAAATACGGGTTACCCCCAGTTATGAGTACGCCCGTGAAATATGCCGATCTTATCATGCTGGCAACCGAACGCCGCGATCTCGGGCTTGATGATGGCTCTTTCTGGCCTGTACTGGAAGGCATCCCGGCAACAGAGATGTTCAACGTGATTCCACTGGCACCTAGCCATGCCTACGGGATGTTTATGGAACGTTTTAACGAGTTATCGGAGTTACGCAAATGCGCATGAATGTTTTCGAAATGGAAGGGTTTCTTCGCGGGAAATGTGTACCGCGAGATCTGAAAGTGAACGAAACAAACGCTGAGTACCTGGTACGTAAATTCGACGCGCTTGAAGCTAAATGTGCGGCACTGGAAAACAAAATAATACCAGTGTCAGCTGAACTGCCACCAGCAAATGAAAGTGTTCTGTTATTTGATGCTAACGGAGAAGGCTGGCTGATTGGCTGGCGTTCTCTCTGGTACACCTGGGGACAAAAAGAAACCGGAGAATGGCAGTGGACATTTCAGGTCGGGGACCTTGAAAACTTCAATATCACTCACTGGGCAGTAATGCCAAAAGCGCCGGAGGCTGGAGCATAATGACCACATTTACCAATAAAGAACTAATTAAAGAAATCAAAGAACGAATCAGCAGCCTAGAGGTTCGAGACGATATTGAGCGCCGTGCTTATGAAATCGCACTCGTATCTCTGGAAGTAGAGCCAGATGAACGCGAAGCCTATGAATTATTCATGGAAAAGCGTTTCGGTGACTTAGTAGATCGTCGGAGAGCAAAAAACGGCGATAACGAATACATGGCATGGGATATGACTCTCGGTTGGATCGTCTGGCAGCAACGAGCTGGTATCCATTTTTCAACAATGACACAGCAAGAGGTGAAATAATGGAGCCATACAGCCTCACACTCGATGAGGCCTGTCATTTTCTCAAGATATCCAGACCGACTGCCATTAATTGGATACGCACAGGGCGTCTTCAGGCAACACGCAAAGATCCCACTAAGAATAAATCTCCTTACCTCACAACACGACAAGCCTGCATTGCGGCTCTTCAGTCTCCGCTGCATACTGTCCAGGTGAGCGCGGGTGATGGCATAACAGAGGAAAGAAAATGTCACTCTTCCGCAGAGGTGAAATATGGTACGCCAGTTTCACATTGCCGAACGGAAAAAGATTTAAACAGTCTCTTGGAACAAAGGACAAAAGGCAGGCGACAGAACTCCATGACAAGCTAAAGGCTGAAGCATGGCGGGTCAGCAAACTTGGTGAAATACCTGATATAACGTTCGAGGAAGCGTGTGTCAGGTGGCTTGAAGAGAAAGCACATAAAAAATCACTGGACGATGACAAAAGCCGGATCGGATTCTGGCTTCAACATTTCGCAGGAATGCAACTAAGAGACATTACTGAATCAAAAATTTATTCAGCAATGCAGAAAATGACGAACCGGCGTCATGAGGAAAACTGGAAACTCAGGGCAGAAGCATGCAGAAAAAAAGGGAAACCTGTTCCAGAATACACGCCAAAACCAGCGTCCGTTGCAACGAAGGCTACGCATCTTTCATTTATAAAGGCCCTACTAAGAGCCGCAGAGCGTGAATGGAAAATGCTGGATAAGACACCAATTATTAAAGTGCCTCAACCAAAGAATAAACGGATCCGCTGGCTGGAGCCTCATGAAGCACAAAGGCTGATTGATGAATGTCCGGAGCCATTAAAGTCTGTTGTTGAATTTGCACTGGCAACAGGCTTAAGACGCTCGAACATCATCAACCTTGAATGGCAACAAATAGATATGCAGCGCCGGGTGGCATGGATAAACCCGGAAGAGAGTAAATCAAACCGCGCAATTGGCGTTGCGCTGAATGATACTGCATGTCGCATATTGAAAAAACAAATAGGGAATCATCACCGTTGGGTATTTGTGTACAAGGAAAGCTGTACCAAACCAGACGGAACAAAAGCGCCAACAGTAAGGAAGATGCGGTATGACGCAAACACAGCCTGGAAAGCGGCGCTGAGACGGGCTGGTATTGATGATTTCAGATTTCACGACTTGAGACACACCTGGGCAAGTTGGCTGGTTCAAGCCGGAGTCCCGTTGTCAGTGTTACAGGAAATGGGAGGCTGGGAGTCTATCGAAATGGTTCGTCGATATGCTCACCTTGCACCTAATCACCTTACCGAACACGCACGGCAAATAGACTCGATCCTGATCCCATCGGTCCCAAATTTGTCCCAGTCAAAAAATAAGGAAGGTACTAATGATGTGTAACTTATTGATTTAGATGGTGCCGATAATAGGAGTCGAACCTACGACCTTCGCATTACGAATGCGCTGCTCTACCAACTGAGCTATATCGGCCCTGAAAGGACATGTTCACGAACGTGAATCACGGTGGACAAGGTTAAAACTAACCGGGCGATGCGTCAATGGCCTTGTGAATCAAATGGCTACTTTTGCATCACCCGGTTTTATTTACGCACGAATGGTGTAATCACCAATGCCGATCCACTTGTAAGTGGTCAGTGCTTCCAGCCCCATTGGGCCACGCGCGTGGAGTTTTTGTGTGCTTACCGCCACTTCCGCACCCAGACCAAACTGGCCGCCGTCGGTAAAACGCGTAGAGGCGTTAACGTAAACAGCGGACGAATCCACTTCGTTAACAAAACGCTGGGCGTTGCGCATATCGCGGGTCAGGATCGCATCGGAGTGTTGTGTGCCGTGTTCACGAATATGGGCGATGGCATCGTCAAGATCGCTGACGATTTTGACGTTCAAATCTAATGACAGAAACTCATCGTCATACTCTTCGGCTTTAACAGCAACCACCTTCGCAGGGCCTGCCTGCAACTGCGCCAGTGCAGCTGCATCTGCGTGTAATGTCACGCCGCTTTCCGCCATTTGTTTGCTTAATGCGGGCAGGAAGCTATCGGCGATGTTTTTATTCACCAGCAACGTTTCAACCGTATTACATGTGCTCGGACGCTGAGTTTTCGCGTTGACGATCACTTTTAATGCTTCAGCGATCTCTACACTTTCATCAACGTAAATATGGCATACGCCTATACCACCTGTGATCACCGGGATTGTCGACTGTTCACGGCACAGTTTATGCAAACCAGCGCCACCACGCGGGATCAGCATGTCGATGTATTTATCCATACGCAGCATTTCACTGACCAGCGCACGGTCAGGATTATCAATCGCCTGCACGGCACCCGCCGGTAAGCCGCAGGATTTCAGGGCGTCCTGAATCACCGCCACCGTTGCAGCGTTAGTGCGACACGTTTCTTTGCCACCGCGCAGGATCACCGCATTACCGGTTTTCAGGCACAGCGAAGCGACATCAACCGTCACGTTCGGGCGCGCTTCATAAATCACGCCAATAACCCCCAGCGGTACGCGACGACGCTCAAGACGCAGGCCGCTGTCCAGTACGCCGCCATCGATTACCTGCCCCACCGGATCGGCGAGGTTGCACACCTGACGTACATCGTCGGCAATGCCTTTCAGCCGTGCGGGCGTCAGTGCCAGACGGTCAAGCATCGCTTCGCTAAGGCCATTGGCTCGCGCGTCAGCAACATCCTGGGCGTTAGCGTTGAGGATGATTTCGCTTTGTGCTTCCAGTTCATCGGCGATTTTTTCCAGCACGCGATTTTTTTCGCGGCTGGAGAGTTGCGCTAATTTATACGAGGCTTGCTTCGCGGCAATGCCCATTTGTTCCAGCAT